TGAAAGCGAAGTCGCCATAGAGGGCTTTGTTCTTAAGCATCCCCCGGACCCGAGCGACGCCCAACATCTTCCGAGGCGCATAGTCGTCCTCGTTTAGATTGAACTTCGCTTTCATCTTAGCTCGCAGTTGCTTCACCAGCTTCTGCTTATCGCCATTCCATTGTTTTGATTGACGACCGGCTCCCAGCACCCAACCCATCGGAGGCTTATTGCTCTGGGCCATCTCGTACGCCAAGTTCTCGATCGACTTGATCCACTGTTTCATAAGTGGCAGATCGAACAGGAGAGACCCAATCCGGCCGGTATCGTTCTCGTCAAACTTGTTACGCAACAGACGGTACATTGCTTTTTCTGCCGTACGGCAGACAGCATGAGCTCCGCAATACAGACAATGCGATCCTGCCTTGCGAGGCGCTCTAGGGTCCTTTACGGCATCGACCTTGTCCTTTAGATCTTCTTCGAAGGCTCCGAGCTCATCGGGATCGGTGACATCGTGCAAGAATGGTCCGTCAACGTGATCCAAACGGGGTTGGTAGATCCAGAGGTGTACGGTATCCACTTTCTTACCGGCGCGCCGCAACTCTCGCAGCTTACCTGATGCATAGATCCGTATCTGTTTATTGTTCCGAGGCTCAGCAACTGCTCCATAGCCGTACTTGAGATCAAGTATGTGCAGCTGATATTCATTGTCTTTCGCTCGATCCAACGGGTCAATTGGATAGTAGCCATACCATCCACAATCAAGCGTTCCACCACATTGCACTCCTTGTATTTTGAATTCGACGTACTTCTCGGTCCAAAGGATCCCTTTGCCGACCTTGCTCCTGACGAGATCTACTCCATCCTGCACATGCTGGACCATGTCCTCGTCGATCACCCACTGCCCGGCATCCTTGGGTAGAGTGACTTCTTCCCCTAAGAATGCTTCGGCATCTGTCTTACGACGCAGACATTGCTCGAAGAGCCAATGCGCCGCTGTCCCTTCATTGGCGATGGCCGATCCTTCGGTCAACATCGGAGCCATGCGCTCGGCCAGCACGCTGCCGGGGCACACGGTCCAGCGATGCGCGCTAGAAGGGGCTAGGAAACGAATCTGCATCGCATCACCTTCTCTTGATTTCATCTAAAGTGATTTGTTCGAGATCTTCGAACATCTGGGCTTGCTTGTCGCTTGGATAGACCCGGCTGATCAATAGAACATTGTTATTCTCGCCCGGTACGCCGCCTAATCGGACGATTAACAAGAAACCATTGTCTACTAGACGGATTTCGATCTTTAGAGTTTTCATAGATCACCCTGCGTCTGAGATCACACGACCGCGATGGTCCTTACCCTTGTGCTTGGATCCTCCGCGATACTTGGTATTCCGGGTAAATCGGATACCACCCCACCATGACCGGCTGCGCGGCATGCCGGTGACAGGATCACGAATCAAGTTCAATGCCGCCTTTTCATCCTCGCTTAAAGGACGAAGATGGGTCGGCTTGTGAGAAGCAGGCATTACAGCAACCCTCCTTTTTCGAGCCATGCTCGGACATACAGCTTGAGATAGAAATCGTTGTCTATTTCGTGGAGTTCTGCTAACATCTCAGTAAGGTTCGCTTCAGTTAGCAGGTTCTTAGACGGACTTGTCGTGCGCGCCCATTCGTCAAGTTCATCCCACACATCTGTCTGCGTCAACATGGTACCTCCGATGAAGAGTCCACAAAATAAAAGAGGGGGCTCGCGGGGAATTGCCAATCCCATATGCGAGCCCCCTACTGCCAAGTCTAGTTCATGGCTACTAACGATTAGAACAACCAGATGAGTACTCTAACCACTGAGTTACCCCGGTACAGTGGTAGAAGATGGAACCGGGGGCAGGATTCGAACCTGCGACTCTCATTGGGTTTTCACCAGACCTTTCTTAGCAGATGGTTTAGGCAGACCGTTGAGGGCAATACACAGAATCGAAGTACGACCCTAATGTCCCATATGACTATGGGAGCCTGACCATAACCATGTCCCTCACAGGACCTATGTAGTCCGCGACATCCGGCCGTGGACAATGAAGTTGAGAAGCGGCGTCGCTATCCGCTCCTCGCTGATCTCTACGTCATTCGCTCGCTGACGTGCGCGTTTCGCTGCCTGTATCACCGTATCGATCCTCCCGAGCATGTCCGATTTTTGGGCTGGGCTTATCGCAGCAGTATAGTGCGTTGTCGTCACCTTCGCAACCCGTACGTCGTCGTGACTCTCTTTGACCTGAGCAGGATGCTGTGGCGTCGGTTGGACCACTACGGTATAGACAGGGAGTTTCCTTGTAATGTATGAGATCTGATCGCGGCTCGATTTGTGGATGTAGCCTTCCGAAGATTGCGCAGAGTCTCTTTCCCAGACAATCCCAGGCGCTTGTGTCGGAACCATCTCGACCATCGCCCGATATTCCTTGAACTTGTTCTCGAGAGTCAGCAAGAAACCGACCGGGACAGCTTCGGCCACGACGACTCCATCAATCTCCAGATCGGCTTTCGCTGTCTGGTTGGCGCACTCGATCTGGTAGTCGAGATCCAGCAATGCCCGGATATGGCCGTTCACATAATCCAACTTGCCGGGCACCGTCTCATCGACCTTCTTTTCCTCGATGCCGTTGAATTTCTGTTGCTCCTCGTCATAGAACTCAGTGATCTTGACGAACCCAGCGAAATGGGACGCACCTTTGAATGTGGCACGCGCCTCGTCTAAGATCTTCTTGGCGACCCCAGAACGATCCTTGTGGATCGACAGTCCTTCATGTAGCTTGGCCATCTACTTCTCCTTTGGAACCATTTTCCTAAACGCTCGTATCCAATCCAAGGCAAACGTGTTTCCGCGTCTTGCCAGCAGGATAATCTCAATCGCCTTGGCTGACGTGTGCCCGCCACGGCAGAGCAAGCGATAGACTCTGCCGTAGTGTTTCTGCTTTACCATTTCATCCCATGTTTCTTGAAGATAGCTGCGGCGAGATTGATCAGATGCTCAACTTGCGGACGATAGGTATGGCTCTCGATGCTGACCCACCTGTCTCCCTTATCCTTGGCATGCACCTGATAGTGCCTCTCCATCTCTTCGCGAGTCTTGTAGGAACAGCAGCCGTAGGCGACGAAGGAGCCAATTTCTCCGTCATGGTCTCCCATGCCATTATCTTGATAACCCTTATCGTCTGGATCGGTGCAAATCCTGACGAGGAACTCGTGCTCCTCACCGTGACCAAATCGGTCCTTATGTTCATGTGCAGGAGTACGAACTCCTTCATAGCGGTATATCCATTCCTGCTGAGGAGTGGGTTCCTCTTTATGAGAATATTGGATTTGCCGTTCCAAATAAGAAAGATCATTCGGTTGCCGCTTGGATGTCCGCTTGGTCACTTTCTTGCTTGCTGTTCTATTCTTGCGCGACGCAACTTTTCTACGAGCCATTGTTCTCTCCTCCTTCTAGAGCTTGTCGAGCATATGACGGCATATGGCCAGATCGATTGGATCTCGGCTGTTCAAGCACGTAACTCTATGCCACGCCTGCTTCTCGGGCAGGCTCAGCTGATCATAGACCTCGTTTACTCGGATCATCGCCGGGTGATCCTGTGGCAATATCTGCATCGTCTTCTGATCGACGATCACCGGCCGACATCCCGGACAGCCCTCCTGATACTCGTCCCTGCTCATTATCTACTCCTTCGTGGAACATATGACAGTTGCTGCAATACTTCTCGCGGACATCATTGGGATTGTGCGAAGTCATATTGCACTTTGGACACGTGATAGATGGTGGAGGATCCACCTTCTTTGGTTTCCATGGATAGTAGTTTGCTCTCCACACCATGCGCGCCACCAGTTCATTCTTTTCTTCGTCTGTGAGATGCTTGCTACGCCGGACGGCGGCAATCGCATGGGTTAGGATCATGATTTCCTCGGCTTGTTGGTCAGGAAGTCCATGACGCGAGTTTCCTCAGAGATAAGAGGCTGCACCATTGCCTGCAGCTTCTCCTCCGTCTCACCCCAGAAGATCATAATGTCGAATGGACGATCCCATTCGGCACCAAGGATATGGATCGGATGACCTTCTCGCATTCTCTGGATGTTGCCCTCGCTAAGTCCGAAGGCATACATATCCTGACCTCTACGGCCTTGAGCATAGAGCTTAATCATGCCACAGGGTCCTTCACGATCTTGATGATAACGTAGGTGTGGTCCACGTCTCCATTAAAGACCTTGGCCTGCTCTTCGTCCAAGGCGGTGGCCAGATTATCGTCGATATCCAGCTCTACCATGAACCGGGCGTCACGAACCGTAATGTCCACGACTGGATAATCCTCAAAGTTTGGTTTCTCAGCCATTTACTTCTCCTCTCTTCCTGAGTTCGCCCACCAATGCTTCAGCGGCAGCGATCTGTGTGGCGAAGTTTCCCTTCTCGCATTCCAGCGCAGGCAGCTTGCTGTGGCGCGACCGACGGATGCGCCATAGATCGCCACCCGCCTTCACGACTTGGTATTGATCATATTCTCGAGGCCGCGCGCCAGACATCAGCACACGAGAACTCGTCGGTCGTTTCATTTCGGCTCCTCCTTGATCTGTTTCGTTGCTCCCAGGAGCTCACGGAGCTGATCGCGCACTACTGGATCCTCGACCGTGCGCAAGAAATCACATTCCGCACACAGATTGTCTGTTGTACCCGGTCGCCGTTCGAGGAACGTGTAGACATGCGTCCCGCAGTCCTCACATTCAAACTCCCTCGGGCCGCTCATTTGGGCCACCGTTTCGCCCGCTCGGCGTTCCACGGCAAGTCCGGTATCTCGTCACCGAAATACGATTTCAACAATTCGGTCAGGATACGGCGTTCCTCGACCGTCACACGCATTTTCGATATCTCATGACCCAGCCGAATCATATTGAGGTGGAACAACTTGTGGTCCCTTGGCCTCAACTCGATCCGCAACAACCCATCGTCCGACATAACCTGTCCTCCTATAATAACCGCAGGCTCGAAAGGACGGTAGAGGAAAACCCGGCCTTCGATTTCCTCCCACCCTGGACTCGTCTTAGAGCGACCACCGACGTCCCAAACTAGGAGTTAGCATCCAGTGCCATTGCCGCACGACACGACCACCGGAGAACCCGCGATACAAACCCAGCATAGCAAAACGCCCCGGTTCATGCAGCATGAACTGCACAGACCGGGGCGCCTGTTAGAGCAGACCGAGGAGGGGCGTCGGAACAGTCTGCTCTGTTATCCGATCGAACTACGCCTTCACGCCGAGGAGCTTGGCCAGCGGCTTGAGCTTGGCGTCCTTCACGTCATCGTCGAACTTGGCGATCTTGACCTTCTTGAACGCGTCACGGATCTTGGCAACGTCATTCGGCTTCTTGGACATCGCCCTGATCTTCTCGACGATCTTGTCGCGAAGCTCCTGCATCGGGTCGGCTTCTTCACCTTCCTCACCCAGGAGGTCAGACCCGTCGCCCTCTTCCTCGGACGTCTCTTCTTCGGTCGTTTCCTCTTCGGGCTCGGTCTCCTCAGGAGCGGCACCGCGCGCTTCCAGCCACGTCTTGACCTGCTCGACGACTTCAGCTTCGTCGTCGCCTGTGAACATCACAGAAATACCCATGGTCTTTCCTTTCACTCTGCAGAGAGGCATCTTTGCCTCGCCGACCATGGTGGCGATGGATGTTCTTCCGCGCAAGCTGAATTTGGCACCTTATATTCGCCCGCGCGAGCGCGCGATGCGCTCCTGTTGCTCTTTTATGAGCTGTTTCATCCGTTCTCTTCTCAATCTCGTCCGTTCCATTGTACGAATATGCGACACCATGGCCCGGAGCACCATCATCCCATCCACCCTGTCAATTTCTTCTGCTATATGAAAGGCACTGGCAGCGCAGGGGATGCAGATCTTAAAATCTATTGTATTCAAATAATCTCGAGCTCTTTTTGGAAGATTGTCGAACTCTTGCATAACTTCTACTGGATCTACATACGACTGTATCATACATCCATAGATATTGGTCTGCTGGAGCAACGAGGCTGGAAAATCCGAGAGTTTCATATTTACTATCCTCCACCGCTTACCGCCGGTACCAACCGCAGTATGCCTGTATCTACTGGTCATATGCAATTAGAACTTTACATTGCCAGGAAAATTGCTGCCGGAAATATCGGCTGCTACAATAAGGGTAAGAGGGCCGGAACGAAAGAGGAGAGAATGACAGACTATCTTAAGAAATACGGATTGACCGTTGTAAAGAACGGATGGCCGATTGTTCTACTTCCACATGGGAGCAAGAAACCAATTGGATTCAAATGGCAGGAGAAGGTTGTTACAGAGCACGACATCAAGCGAGCGCTCGCCTCCGGTAAGGAGTACGGGTTTGGGATCAAGTGCGGCAATGTGGTTGGGATAGACGACGATTACGAGGAGTCGGACACTGTCACCGAAACGTTCCTCGATGCGGTCAAGGAGCTCAAGGACCATTACTTCCCGAAGTCGCTCTGGCGGCGTGGCCGTCCGACGCGACAACCACTCCGCGTTATTCGTCTCAAGGACGGGGAGGCCGCCAAGTCTCTCAATGTAGACAAGCTGCAGATCATCGGCAAGGGTCGTCAGTTCGTTGCCTATAACCTCCACCCCGATACAGGAGAATCGTATGTCTGGCTCAAAGGCGAAGACGAAGGCATCGGAAGCCCAGTCTCAATGCGATTCAAGGACATCCCCCAATACAGCAGAGCAGAGCTCGAGGGATTCTTGCAAGGGGTGCTCCTCCTCGAAGAAACCTTCGGACTGGCACCCGAACGAACAGGAGATGTTGTCCGCGCTATCAAGGCTGGTGAGCGTCCGAAGCGTGTCGCCGGGCTTTCTGCAGACCGAAAGCTGGTTGAGAAAGCATGCGAGTACATTGTGAACGATCCGAAGTGGGGATGGGAAGACTGGAATAACAACATCATGATGCCCCTCTACAACGCCAGCAAAGGCGAACCGTGGGGTTTGGAGCTTGCACATGCGCTATCGGCCCAGAGCGATCTCTACGACGAAGCGACGACGGAAGAAAGATGGGAACAAATCGAGAAGCATCCAGCCGATCTACTCGGTTGGCCACGGCTCAATTGGCTGGCTCGACAACAGGGTATGCCTTTCCTCGGTCCGCTGGATTGGGACAACTACCGAGTCTTCATGGACCGCAAAGAAGTCCTTAATGTCACGAATAATCAGTGGATTATTTCTGAGAGGTTTAACGATCTGTTTGCAGATTATAAAGAGAAGAAACGCACGGTGATGCAAACGTTCGTAAAGAACCGTCCCGATCAAGTGTTCGACACGATTACGTGGGACAGCAGCCTGCCCAGCGGGATGGCCTCGAAGTCCGGACGTCGTCTTTGGAATACATGGGTGGCCCCGGACTGGTGGGGCGAACCGGGCGATATAACGCCATGGCTTATCGTCATGGATAAGATCTTCGGAAATCTAATGCATCTGGTGATCAAACGGATGGCGTGTGACGTCCAGTATCCCGAAGTGCGGCCGCAATGGCACATCCTTGTCACGGGAGAGAACGGCATCGGCAAATCGACAACATTCTATCCGCTTATGGAATGGGCCAAGCGATTCAACATGCACGCGCCTATCACAACGAATATGATCAATGGCCCGTTCAATGCATGGATATCTCGTAAGAAGATCATAACGTTGAACGAAGTGGTTGGCATCACGTCAGCGCAATTCGACAATCTGAAGGACATGCTGGCGGGCGGTGAGAGCGAAATAATGGTCAACGACAAGAACGTCAAGTTGGTGCCTGAACATCTTATTGCTTCGTTCTACTGTTCCAGTAACCATCGCAATGCGTTGTCGATCACAAAGACCGAGCGCAGGCTCTTGGTCCATCATAGTCAAGAGCCATCGCCCGAGAAGGGTAGCAAGGCATCGAAGGAAGCATATGATGCATTCCAATGGGTTAAACAGAACTGGCCTCGAGTGGTTCATCATCTGAAGCATGAAGTCAAAGTGTCCTCGGCGTTCGTGCAAGTTCATCCCGGTGTGACGGCTGGACAACGAGAAATGGCGGACATGACCGCCCCAGCGCACGAGCGTATCGCCGACAACATCCGCGAGATCATGCACAACGTCCCTGTCTTCGATATGCGGGACGTCGCCACCGCGTTGGCCATGGACGAGAGCAGCGTGGACGGCAGCATGATCAACAATGGCATGATCCGCAAAGCGCTAAGCCATCTAGGTGCTGTCCGTCTCAACAACGGCCGGTCTGTGAAGATCATCAACGGACATGGCGCAGAACAGAAACGGTTATGGTCCCTCGACCGCGAACTGGAAACGGCACCGAATGAACAAGTGCGATTCCTATACGAGACGTTCCGTAAAGATGAGAAGTACAGCTAGAAGGAGAAAGTAATGTCTGATATCGCAATCATGACTGCACAAGAGCTCATGCGCCAAGCTGGCATGACAGCTAACGACTATATGTCCTATGCCATCGAGCGGATCGACAAACAGCTGGGAGTTGGATACGCCCGCAAACATCCGGAACTTATCGGACAATTCATGCGTACGGCTGCACAGGATTTCCATACTGCTATGATGGTGCAATGTTCCGTGCGCGGTTCCCAATCCTAGAAGACGACTATCCCGCGGTCAAACTAACAGAAGGAGTAGACTATGTCATCCGATATCATGATCGATCTTGAGACGCTGGGCCTCCAGCCGGGTTGCGTCCTGCTGTCGTTGGGTGCAGCCGCTTTCAGTTTGAATGAACCCGGCAGTCTAGGGGACACCTTCCATTGCAACATCAACCGAACCTCGTGCGTCAAGCTGGGTATGTTCATCGACCCTTCCACGGAAATGTGGTGGACAACGCAGAGTGAGGAGGCGAAGGCAGGACTCTGGAACCCTCAGCCGGTGGACATCAGCATTGCCTTCTACCACTTCTTCGAGTGGATCAAAAAGCATGGGGATGTTCGCGTGTGGTCGCATGGGGCTGGCTTCGATCTGCCTATGATCCATGATGCTGCCCGGCGCTGTGGATATTCTATGCCATGGTCGTTCCGCAATGAACGCGATACACGGACTCTGTTCCATCTGGCACGAAATCTGATTCCGTGGGGGCAATACGTCGAGATAATGGAACAAAAAGCTGGTGTTCACCATCATGCGAGGGACGATTCTGTCACACAGGCCGAACAGGTCATGAAACTCTGGGCAGCCGTGGAAGGGTCAAAAAATGGGGGGTGAACGGTGCGCGGTGCAGGCCGTTTTGGTGAACAGCACCGTGAGGTGCATACTTTCCTGGGTGGTCTAAGCGTCTGTAATAACAGGAAAATATCCAAATTCAGGTGCAGGGTGCAGTGGGTGCAGCAAATGGCCATTTTTATATATAGATATACTCATACATATTCAATATACTTTCCTTCGTATTGCTATGGGTATTTACTGCACCCACTGCACCTTCTATTAATAAATAAGGGGAAATAGTAGTAAATATATGGATTTTTCTTGGGTGCACTGAATTGGGTGCAGTAGGAAGTATTCAGCAATTGAGATGCACCGCTGCACCTGAGCGAAAGGAGGGACCAAAATGGATGCGAGACCAGTTCAGCTTGTAGTGTCTCCCGAGGAGTTTCTGGAGTTGCAAATGGTCGATGATGAAGAGCTGTTGGTGCTGGTGTCCTGGATCACGGGGCAGTCCTTGAGTACGGTTCGACAGTGGGCTGTTCCAAACATGCCACCGATAGAAGTGATTGTCGATTGGAACAGGGAGTAGGTCATGCCGAAGCCTATCTATCCCGAGGAGGAGTGCCCATTGTGCGATGGAAAAGGAACAAAGGATCCCGAGTGTGTTACCTGTATGGGGAAAGGGAGGATCAAGGTTCATGACGAGTGGATGGACTGCCCCGATTGTGAGAACGAGCCATGCGATATGTGTGGAGGATATCTGCGACATCTGCGTAGGAGGTTCTGATGACTGACTTGTTCGATTATGCGGAAGGGAAAGCGGCGGCATTAGAGCATAGGCCATGTTCTGATAATCCGCATGGCGTGGGATCCGACAGTTACCAGCACTGGCGATTGGCGTGGCTGCTCACACGATCGTGGATGCTGGATAATCTTCCACCAATGCATATCCGTATTCGCGAGACACAAGAAAGGTAGGCTATGATGAAAGAAGGAGCTGATGGCGTATGGGGTCACTTCTCCAAGGCGTGGCCGTGGCATAGCGAGCGGATGGAGCCCGCGTTCGATAGCGGATTGCCAGATGTTCTGCTCAAAGACATACGCGGTAATGCAGGACTCTGCGAATTGAAGGCACCAGACAAGCTGTTCTTGAGACCAAGCCAGAAAGCATGGATAAGACGATGGCAGGATTCCGGGTCGTGTGCTATTCCTATTGTCACATGCGATAATGTGAATGGCCGGATCCAGTGGAAGGTGATGCGGTTCTTCCGAGTTGGAGGTGGTGGATCGTATCTGTCATCTGCTCTCAAGAAGGATGCAGACAGATGGATCAACAAGGATGAAATGATTCATCTGGTCTGTGTGATGAATGGACTGGAGCCATATCTTGAGTAGAAAGAAAAAGGAACAGAAGCAGAAGGACAGGAATGTGTCCCTCGGATATCTGATGAGGATATTCGAGGAGCACCAACTGGAGTCGTTATCCCATATCGCTCAGACGTATCATAAGATCGAACGTTCTCTAGGATATAGGACCATGCGATTCCAGGAGTATACGCATACAGGAGGATTAGATAGCGGATCCGTTGCACTTCATGAGATTGAAGTAATAGGGAAATGGAGCAAGCAATGCGAGAGATGGGGATTAGATCCAGCTGGGACTGTTCTATTGGCTCGGGAAGGAGCTCCGATAGAGCGGATTGTGCGGCAATTGAATTTGCCACGAGACCGAGTCATATTGCATGCTCAGTGCTGCTTGACTGTATGGTCTGTAAATTTCCACAGATGTTCTTCCGAAGAACTTCATAAAATTATGAGAATAATGGATCCTGAATTTGCCAGACAAAACATCCAATAGGCCCTGCATCCAATGTTTGCTGGGGTTTGTGGGGCCTTGTGCAATGGAAATATCTGTGCGACGATGTATGCCTCGCTGGTTTTAGACACTTCAGTCCCGTTCCCCTCGGGCTGCAGTGGTGGCCCTCCCAGTCGAAGCTCCTCCCATCGTATGCTCATCACTCCCCCTCGGTCTTGGGAGGGCCATTTCACGGAATGGAGTTTGGTCGTGGCCAGGACTAAGCAGAAGAAAACGATTCCTCCAAACAAATCTATTTCCAAGAAGGCGATTCCAAAGAAGGTTGTTCCGAAGAAACACAAGATATTCCCAAATCGCCCAGAGCCTGCTCGACTTACAATGATGGCCGCGCGGAATGTCGGGAAGCCATCAGATTATAAATCCCGTAATGATTATCTGCTGGCTCTTCGAGCTGAACGGTGGAGACTTCGTAAAGAATACGACACTAAGGATTTGATAGTGGAAGTTGAGAAGAGATTAAATCCTGGTGGTGTCACAGAATATAGAAAGGATTTTGCGCAAGTAGCTCGTCTTGTATGTTCCCTTTACGGTAGTACCCGAGGTGAGCTCGCCAAGTTCTTTCGAGTGTCTGAAAATACCATTACTCTATGGTTGCAGGAATATCCAGAATTTAATGCTGCTGTGAATGATCGTTCTACCGAGATGAATATTCAAATCATGCAACGTCTTGCGCGTCGCGCAATGGGCTTCTATGCTAATACGGAAAAGATATTCTACGATGTCAAACGTGGTGATGTAGTCCGCGTACCCACCAAGGAATACCACCCTCCATCTGAGTCTGCGATTATGTTCTGGCTAAAGAACAGGATGCCTGAACATTGGAAGGATGTGAAACAAGTGGATGTGGATGAGACTCGTAAGCTCACCATGGAGATCTACCGCAATTTCGATAACATGACTTCGGAGCAAGCGAGCGATGCCTACCAAGAGCTCCTTAAAATCGAGAGCGGCACCTTCCAAAAAGAAGACCGTCGCCAGACCCAGACCAAAGTTACAGACGTCGTTGACCTCGCCGCAAATTCAGGAAAAGACTCCTGATTCTCAATTCGTATTCGATTGGAAGCATCCTGACTACCTGCCCATCATCCGTGCGCGTGTTGCTCGTCTGCTGCAGGAGATTGAGAAACTCCGCTGGTCAGATTTTCAGCCGCTTTACGGGCTCTCGGCTTCGCGTGGTCTATTCCTTCTTTATGAAGACTACCTGATTGAAAAGTTGGGCGCCACGACGGGCGGCATCTTGCAAACGGCACGCTCGCGTAACGATTTGAACGCGACGATTCTGCGACTGCGTT